TGGGCTTACGCCGGAGAAGTAACAACCAAGATACACAAGCATGTGTTTTACAAAGGCATTAACTAATGACTACTACCAAGATAAACGTGATGACCGCCGAAGAACGTGAGCGACTACGCAAAGAGTTAGAGAAACAGATAGCAGAGTTTGAGGCTAAAGGCGGCAAGATAACTCAGTGCCCACGCAATGCGTACACCGACACGGACGCGGAAGGCAAACCCAAGCGTAAGTTTTCGTCTGTAAACGGAGGAGAAAAAGGACTGACGCTAACGATTGATCCGGCAAAAAGAACAGCAGGGGGCTTCGTGCCGCGCACGAAAGGGGAGGAGTAAACGTGGAGCTAGAAATAAGAAGTGATGTACCCATACCTACCACACGTAAGAGCGGCCCTACCTCTAAGTATGAGGCGCTGCTAGACATGAAAAAAGGGGATAGCGTAACGCTACCTACCCAGTCCGATGCTAACGCTGCGCAGATGCTACTTAGTAGGCACGACATGGGTGCAACTATGCGCAAACAAAAAGACGGCACGTACATGTTATGGAGAGTTTTCTAATATGAACAAAACTTGGGACGGCAAAAGGTGCGACATGTGCGGCGGCCACAGGGGCAATGATAGAAAGGAGTCTATGTTCTGCCCAGACTGCAAAGAACAAATGGATAAGTGCAGCACGTTGTGGACGACCGCAAGTAAAACTATAGTTGGTATAAAAAGCGGAAAGTGAAAATATATGTACGAGTATAACTGCAAGATAGTGAGAGTCGTGGACGGAGATACAGTCGATGTGGATATTGATCTTGGCTTTGATACTTGGAAGTGCGGTGAGCGCATTCGTTTGTATGGTATCGATACTCCAGAGTGCCGCACAAGAAATGCTACGGAGAAGGCTGCCGGATTCTTGGCAAAGGCGTTTGTGGAAGACGTACTGCACGTCGGCGGAATTTACAAACTCACCACGAGAGACAAGGGCAAGTACGGACGATACTTGGGCACTATAAAAATAGACGGCGACCTAACTATTAATGCTGCGCTCGTTAGTGAGAACCTAGCCGTGCCGTACACAGGCGAAGGCAAGTACGTTACAAAGCCCAAGCACGAAGCGAACTATAAGATACTTAAAGACAGGGGATTGATTTAGGTGAACATAATAACGGTAGACTTCGAGACGTATTACGACAAGACGTTCTCTCTTAGTAAGCTAACAACAGAGCAGTACGTGCGCAGTCCAGAGTTTGAAGTCATCGGGCTTGGCGTGAAGGTCAACGGGGGAGAAACAGATTGGATAAGCGGACCGTTCAATGCGGTCAAAGAGTATTTGCATGATAACTACGATTGGAAAAATTCTGCTGTTCTCGCTCATAACACTATGTTTGATGGCGCTATTCTTAGTTGGCTGTTTGATATTCACCCTAAGTTATACCTTGATACGTTGTGTATGGGCCGTGCGCTCCATGGTACGGAAGTTGGTGGCTCGCTTAAGTACTTGGCTGACATGTATGAGATTGGCGCGAAGGGTACAGAAGTAGGAAACGCAATCGGCAAGCGCCTAGCGGACTTCACTGACGAAGAGCTAGAACGGTACGGCGACTACTGCATACAAGACGTTGAGCTTACCTATCAGTTGTTCGAGATATTCCTAAAAGTATTCCCCAAGAAAGAACTCAAAGTAATCGACATGACGCTGCGTATGTTTATCGACCCAGTTTTGGAGTTGGATGTAGGCAAGCTAGAAGACCACTTGGACACGCTGCAAGAACAGAAAGAGAAGTTGCTAGAAGAGTGTGGCATTGGCAAGGACGAACTAATGTCCAACCCGAAGTTTGCTAAGGCACTTGAGTCACTGGACGTTGTGCCACCAATGAAAACAAGTTTGCGTACGGGCAAGGAGACCTTTGCTTTTGCCAAGAGCGACCAAGAGTTTAAGGCACTACAGGAACATGAGGACGCGCGAGTGCAAGCCCTAGTAGCTGCACGAATAGGTTTGAAGAGCACGCTAGAAGAGACCCGCACAGAACGGTTCATCGACATTGGCGTGCGAGGTACGCTGCCCGTACCGATACGGTACTACGCTGCACACACAGGCAGGTTCGGCGGTTCCGACAAGATAAACCTACAGAACCTACCATCACGAGGTCCGAATGCAAAGGTACTGAAATCCTGTATTTGCGCCCCCGAAGGCTACACCCTTATCGAAGCTGACTCTGCGCAGATTGAGGCCCGAGTGTTAGCTTGGTTAGCAGGACAAGTTGATCTAGTTAGGGCGTTCGAGAACGGCGAAGATGTCTACAAGAAGATGGCCGCCACTATCTACAACAAGAAGGTGGAGGATGTTGATAGCAGTCAACGCTTCATCGGTAAGACCACAATCCTAGGCGCAGGCTACGGCATGGGCGCCGCTAAGTTCCGCGATCAGCTCAAGAGTATGGGGGTTGAGGTGGAAGAGGAGGAATGTAAGCGCATCATACGTGTGTACCGCAGTGCCAATGCTGCTATCTCTCAGTTGTGGCGTGACGCACAGAATGCCCTGATGGGTATGTACCAAGGCGAACGCTACGGTATAGGCAAGGCGGGGGTGCTAAAGACTCTGCCCGAAGCTAACGGTATACGCCTGCCCTCGGGACTCATCATGCGTTACGGTGACCTGAGAGCCGAAGAGGGTGAGATGGGGCTACAGTTCTCGTACAAGACCCGTCGCGGTAGGGTGAATATCTACGGCGGTAAGGTGATAGAGAACGTATGCCAAGGTATTGCCCGATGTGTTATGACAGACCAGATGCTCTTGATTTCAAAGAAGTATCCTATATTACTTACAGTACATGACTCTGTGGTATGCTGTGTCCCAGACAATGAAGTTGACGAAGCTGCGGCTTATGTTGATGAATGTATGCGACACACTCCCGATTGGGCAAAGGGCCTTCCGGTGCGTGGTGACGTGGAAATCGGAAAGAACTACGGAGAAGTCACGGAATGGGTAAACCCACATGGTCCTTTAGTAGCATAAAGACGTTCGACCAATGCCCCAAGAAGTACTACCACACCAAGGTAGCTAAGGATTACAAAGAAGATTTTAATACCGAAGCTATCCTGTATGGCAACGAGTTCCACGAAGCTGCTGAGCACTACGTAAGGGGCGATGTTGAGGAGTTAGACCCAAGGTTTGATTACGCCAAGGCGGCGTTAGACAAGCTCAAGAACATGAAAGGCGAGAAGCTCTGCGAGTACAAGATGGGTCTTACCGAGAACCTTGAACCCTGCGGATTCTTTGACAAGGACGTGTGGTTTAGGGGTGTCTCGGACCTGACGATAATAGATAGAGAAGCCGGTGTAGCTAAGATATTCGACTACAAGACCGGCAAGTCTGCGAAGTATGCGGACAAGGGACAGCTTGAGTTGATGGCACTAGCTACGTTCAAGCACTTTCCCGAGGTAAAGGTAGTAAAGAGTGGGCTGCTTTTTGTGGTGTGTAATGCGTTTATCAAAGAAACGTACACCATCGAGAACGAGCCTGACCTGTGGAAGAAGTGGCTTGGTGAGTACGCTAAGCTAGAGAAAGCGTTTGAGGTAGATACTTGGAACGCAAGGCCAACAGGGCTTTGCCGCGCTTGGTGCGTGGTACTGGAGTGCCCACATAACGGTAAGAGGTGAGACCATGCCGTACAAGAACCCGAAAGACAGACCGAAGCAAAAGAACAAACCTAAAGGCAGTCCTGAGTTTGAAGCTCGAATGGAACGCCAACGTGCTAGACGTAAGATGGACAAAGAAGGCGAAGACAAGAACAACAATGGCAAAGCCGACAAGCGCGAAGGCAAAGACGTTAGCCACAAGAAAGCACTTAGCAAAGGCGGCAGCAACAAAGACGGCGTGACAGTAGAAAGCCGCAGCAAGAACCGCGCTAGAAATTATAAAAAGAAAAAGACAACAACCAAGAAGTAAACATAGGCGAGGATGAATGAGAATAATAGATAACAGAGGCTTGCTTCTGCGGCTTCGTAATCCTGCGAAAATCACAACGGCCATACCGACAAGCAAAGCAGTTGGGGATAACGAGGTACTAGTTAAGTGGGGCGTGGACGAAGCCCGTGTGCTTAGGAACTTAAACGTAAAGGACGTACCGTCACCTATTCTGGGTATATACGATTGGCCCGGACGCTATAAACCTTTCGACCACCAAAAGACAACCTCTTCGTTTCTTACCATGAACCCCCGAGCCTTTTGCTTTAACGAGCAGGGCACAGGTAAAACAGCTTCTGCTATATGGGCGGCTGACTTCCTAATGAAGCAGGGCAAGGTAAACCGCGTACTTATCATTTGCCCCCTGTCCATCATGGACTCAGCTTGGCGTAACGACCTGTTTAGTTTTGCCATGCACCGTACTGTAGACATAGCGCACGGCGCTAAGAAGAAACGCCAAGAGATTATCGGTAGCGATACCGAGTTCGTCATCATTAACTACGACGGTGTAGAGATAGTAAAAGACGATATAGCTAACGGCGGCTTCGACCTGATTATTGTGGACGAGGCAACACACTACAAGAACGCGCAGTCTAAGCGGTGGAAAGTACTGGCTAGCATTATGACGAGCGACACTTGGCTCTGGATGATGACGGGCACACCTGCCGCACAGTCACCGGTTGACGCGTACGGACTAGCCAAACTAGTTAACCCTAAAGAGGTGCCTAGGTTCTTCGGCGCGTTTCGTGAGTTAGTAATGCACAAGGTGACGCAGTTCAAGTGGGCACCGAAACCTAACGCCACCGAGATAGTCTACAACGCCCTACAACCTGCAATACGTTTCACTAAGGAACAATGTCTCGACCTGCCTGAGATGACTTACGTTAAACGCGGGGTGGAGCTGACCGCACAGCAGAAGAAGTTCTACGAAATACTACGCAAGCAGATGATGACTACTGCGGGCGGCGAACAAATAACTGCGGCTAACGCTGCCGTGAACATGAACAAGCTATTACAGATTTCATGTGGTGCGGTCTATAGCGATACTGGAGAGACAGTAGAGTTCGATGTTAAGAACCGGTACAAGGTACTACGTGAGGTTATCGACGAGTCTAGCCAGAAGGTACTTATCTTCGTGCCGTTCAAGCATGTCATTGGAATCCTTAAGGAAAAGCTAGACAAAGAAGGCATAACCAACGACGTGATAAACGGAGATGTTAGCGCCAATAAACGGACTGCCATCTTCAAAGAGTTCCAAGACACCGACAACCCCCGCGTACTTATCATACAACCGCAAGCTGCTGCGCACGGCGTGACACTTACTGCGGCGAATACGATCGTATGGTGGGGGCCAACATCTTCGCTTGAGACCTACGCACAGGCTAACGCTCGCGTACACCGCTCAGGACAGAAGCACCCTTGTACCGTAGTTCAGTTGCAAGGCTCCCCCGTAGAGAAGCGCATCTACAAGATGCTAGACGACCGAATCAACGTCCATACAAAGATGATTGATTTGTACCAAGATATACTTGAACTGTAGTTCAAACTAAATTACACTCAATAAAACAAAACAAAAGTAGGAGATGATGACATGACAGACGGTGTTGTGACGGACCTTGACCGCCTCGTTTCTGTGTACGTTAAGATTCGAGACCAAAAGAACGAGCTAGCTGCTGCGTTTGCCGAGCAGGAAAAAGAACTGAACGGCAAGCTAGATACGGTAAAGCAAGCTCTACTAGAACATTGCAAAGCTACTGGAACTGAATCTGTAAAGACCGCTTCCGGTACGTTCTGGCGCACCCAGAGGAAAAGATTCTGGACAAGTGACTGGGATGCAATGAATCGGTTTATCGTGGAGAACGAGGCGGTAGACCTTTTAGAGAAACGAATTCATCAAGGCAATATGAAGCAGTTTCTTGAAGAAAACCCCGAAGTATTACCGCCGGGGTTAAACGCAGACAGTGAGTATTCTATTACTGTACGGAGGAAGAAATGAGCGAGACAGCAAGTTACGTCCCTGTAGAGGATGTTGCTGAGCATCTTTCTGTGAAAGTGAGCACGATTAGGCAGTGGGTAAATAAGGGCTTCATACCAAAAAGTACTTATATAAAGGTGGGTTACACGTACCGCTTTGATATTCCCGCAGTCGTCGCGGCACTTAAACAAGAGGAAGCAAGCGACAACCACGAAGCAGAAGGACAGATTACCCAACAACTAGAACTAGACTTTAATGAGGATTATGACCTATGAGCGAATTAGCGTTATTCGATAACATGCCTGCGGAGTACAAAGAACTACTGGCGCAGCTAGAGCCTGACAAGAACGCCTCCGGTGGTGGTAGTAAGGGCGGCACTAACCGTCTAAGTATCCGTGGTGGTGTGTTCCGTAAGGTAGTAAACGGGCAAGAAGTGGGCGAGCTTGATGGGCGTTCCATTAACATAGTAATTGTTAAGACTTCACCTGTGTCACGTATGTTCTACGAGGGCCAGTACGTAGCAGGACAGGCCACCGCGCCTTCTTGTTGGTCTGCGGATTCGAGTAGTGGTAAGCCTGCGGATGACGTGCCAAGTGATACGCGCCAAGGCGCTACATGTTTCGATTGCCCGCAGAACGTAAAGGGTTCGGGCCAAGGCCAGTCACGTGCGTGCCGTTTCCAACAACGCGTTGCTGTAATGCTAGCGGATGCAGAAGGCAAGGTGCGCTCTAATGCGGTGTACCAACTCTCCCTACCGGCTACCAGTGTGTTCGGTGACGACAAGAAGAAGATGGGCCTACAGAGCTATGCCCGTTTGCTAGACGCACAGAAGGCACCGCTTGGCGCTATCCTCACTGAACTTAAGTTCGATACCGATAGCTCTACACCAAAGCTGTTATTCAAGCCCGTACGAATGCTAGAGCACGATGAGCTTGCTATGTCTGTAGAGGCTCAGAAGGACGAGGCGACGTTGAAGTTAGTCACTTTGTCTGTAAAACCAAAACAAGATACTAGCGTTCCACAACTGACTAGTGATAAAGTTCCAAGCCCTGCCCCAGAAAAGGCTTCGCTGTTTGAAAGCAACGACGAGGACGAAGCTGAGGAAGAAGTGGAAGAACCTAAAGTTAAAGTGTCTAAGAAGAAAAAAGACGCACCGGCACCCGAAACTGATTTAGCTTCCTTGCTAGATGAGTTTGACGACTAAAAACAAGCGGGTGCCTTCGGGCACCCGTACTACCCTTACTACATGGACTAGATGATGGACACCAAACAGTTTTTGAGTACGGTGTTGAGTGAAGATGGTTATTACTGCGTAGCAGGCTTAAAAGACGGCAAGATGGTACGTAAGTCCTTCGAGACTTTGGATGCTATCGTAGATGTCGCAAACAACTTTGATGTAGAAGAGCGGGACGCATACTTTGCCCCTGCCTCGTTTGTTGACGGTGCTAGCACCAAAGGCGAAAACATACACCAGATAAAGTCGCTATTCTTAGACTTAGATTGCGGCGCCGACAAGCCATACCCTACGCAAACCGAAGCACTAACAGCACTAAGAGATTTCTATAAAGAGTACAGCCTACCTCGACCTTTGATCGTTAACTCGGGGCGCGGACTGCATGTGTACTGGCGGCTAGATAAAGCCTACCCGCGTGATGAGTGGCTACCTGTCGCTACCGCGCTCAAGGCAGCATGCCTACAGAACGGGCTTGATATAGACCCTGCGGTAACAAGTGACGCTGCGCGTTTACTACGCATACCGAACACCCGCAACTTTAAGAACGGCAACCCAATGCCCGTACGGGTGATGATGAAGTCCGACGTGACGACATCCTTAGAAGACTTTGCCGCTAAGCTGCCCACAGACTTGATACCAGTATCCTCCGTTAGAGAGTTCTCTAGTGCGGATAAGTCCGACATGGACAACGCAAAGGGCGGAGAAAGTAAATACACGTACAAGTTTTCTAACATCCTGCTTAAGACTGCGCAGGGTAGTGGTTGTGCGCACATCGACAAAGCCATACGTAAACCGGACGAGCTTACTTACCCAGAGTGGACCCACGCACTGTCTATAGCCAAGCGCTGTGACTCGGATGGTGTGGAAGGTGCTTTGCCTGCGATACATTTAATATCAAAGGGTTACAGCGAGTACAGTGCTGACGAGACGGAAAAGATAGCGTCGTCTATTGAGTTTCCCCACCTATGCACCACGTTCGACAGTGATTGTCCCGGCCTGTGTGAAGGATGTCCGAACAACGGCAAGATTAAAAGCCCCATCACGCTGTGCCGAGAACTTAAGGTAGCCCAGAGTGACGAGGTAGAAGTACAGGGCTACGCTGAGCCAGAGGAAGAGTTCTACGACGAGAGAGCTGACGAGGTTCCTGCCGATACTCCCGATGCCGAAAGCGTTGACGTACAGGCAAGCACGAAAGAAACCAAACCCGAGAGGGAATCGGTACTAGAAAAGATAAAGATACCTACCTACCCAGACAAGTATTTGCGGCCGGAAGGCGGTGGGGTAGCCAAGGTAATGCACGACAAAGAAGGCAACCGCGAAGAAGTAATAATCTGTCCTGAC